CAGGAAGTTATCTTCCACGGTCACGGCCTGAGTGTAATAAGACTCCGAGCCGCTACACGCATTCACCAACAAAGCTAGCTCACGTAATGGCCTGTACTGATAACCGCCCCACTTTGTATTCGGGTCTGGTCCGCTCCAAGTCCATGTGTTCGCTGCGCCGTATGTAACCGCGTCTTTCCGATTTGGAATGTATACAGGCGCGAATGGTCCTGTTCCTTGGCCGGTCACACTCGCATACTCAGTTTGAGCATCGGCAAGGAATTGTATATTATCAGCGGTTAAAGTCTCGTTCCCTATTTGCTTGATGGCCCACGGTGATTGATAACCCGTATAATATGGGCCTCTCCATGACACTTGTACACCATCCGAAAAGTTTGAAGTAAATGGAAGCACAGAACCAGCCGCATACGTTTGAGCAACGTCAGGAAGCTGACGAATACGGGTCAGCGTAAGAGTATGCTCTTCTACCGCTGTATCTGTAATTCCAACGCTATAAACGCTAGAAGCTGCCGCCAGTGCAGTGCCAGAGGCATTCACAAAGGAAGCCAAGGTTAGCGTATAGGTAGCCGTGCCTCCCGCCGGTAGCGTAATGGATGCAAAGTACCTGTTCGCCGCATTGTAGGTGGACTGGCTAGCCGTATCGATGTAGACCTGTAGCGTTTGCGCGATGGTAGAGCCCACGGTAATCTCGGTGGAGTCTGTAGAGGCATAGGCATCCCCTACACTCGCCTCACCATACTGCACTTCACCACCTGCTGAATCTGCGGGAATATCGATCAACACATCGCCGTAACTATCGCAGGTAAATGTTGGTGCAGAAGCCCTTGCACTGTATTTGAATCTAGCGCCATCACTGAACGCTGATCCAGACCATGAAACAGGAATCCAATCGCGGGCATCATCCACGGCATAACTAAGCGCCATCTGCTGCAAAGTAGCTGCTGCTGCCGTCCTCCATAGTGGATCACCCATAGATGAGGTGGCCTCTTTGTATGCTCGATATGCCCAATTTAGCGAATCGATAGCACAATCTATTTCACCATCATCCAGTGCTCTCCAATCCGGCCATGCCTCCATATCTGTATTGACCGGGATAGTTGCCCCGTCTTCTGTCGAATAGATAATGGTTAGAGTTGCGCTGACGGTGGTATCTGTGAGCGTAACTATGGTTGCATTCTTTGTTGAGTCATAGACAGAGGATGCAATCGGATAAACACGGCCAGATGTCAAAGCAGAATAGGGGTTATCCCAAAGCAAAGTATACGCATCGCTTACGCATTGAAATACATTATGAACTTTTCCATTTTCAGTAATCGAAACAAGATCAGATTCTGAGGCCAATGGTATTACACTTCCATTTGCAAGCAAGCAGAATTGTTTTTCGGAATAAACACCCGAACGGTATCCAATCTCGAATGGATATAAACCTGCTGCCGGGAACGAAACGGTGAAGGTAGACAAAGCACCCCATGCTCCCTGTTTTTCTGCTGCCCATGCAGTAGCGTCCTGCATGGCACCAACAACGGTATAGCTCTTATTAGGCGTTGTGGTTATTCCACCTGTGTAGAGGTCACCTGAAACATAGGTTGCGCCGTCTATGCCCATAACATAAAACGAATTTACATAGGCCGTGAAGGTATATGTTCCGGCAGCTTTGATGAATATAGAGCCCGTCAAATCAAGCTGAAATTGTCCTGTGCCGTAACTTATAGGAGTATCACCAGCATATTCGCCTTCTGAATCAACGTTGTTACAAACCATTGGATCAGCTTGATTGCCAGATTCGTGAGGATCGCCCGGAAAGATGCTCTGTGGATGGGCATTAAACATTAACGATGATACGTCTTGTTCAGAAAGCATCGATGCACCGGATAGTGTAAAGGTAGAGCTAGGAGCGGTCCACGTCTGTACATGCACACCAGTCGTTGCAATGCTCGGCGCGGATGAACTAATAGACATTGTAAAACCCTCATCCGGTATAGATGCAACACCATTTGTAAAAGCAAAGCTCTTATTGTAATGAATCTTGCACGCTGTCGCTGGTCCCTTTACGGTATAAAGCCAATGAGGAGCCCATGCATTCGATTGCGTCACACTAACAGGCGGGTAAGCGCCACGATATAGCAAATCAACAATAGGACTCATGACCTTTGTCGCCAATGACAATGCAGTTACATTTTTTGTAGCTTGATATGCATCGAGCAAGCCGCAAGCCATAAGAAACTGACCTTCAGACGTGCCACATACACCGGGGAAATATTCTCCACGTCCTTCGGTGTCGTTATAACTGTTGACCACCAAACCCTGAGAATTGATAAGCATATTTTTACTTACTTGACTGCTATCTGTGGTGCCAGATTCGCCGATGGTGGTTGTGGCTCCAGTCCATGCGGCAGGATGCACAACAAACTCTCCACCGCTATAGGTCAAACGTCCACCACATGAGGTAAGTAAGTTTTCCAATACCTCGCCTCGCTTGCTTGCCGTGGTGAATGTACCATTACAGGTATAGCGTGATTCAGTATTTCCATTTGCCAAATCAATGGATTCATCGCATATGTTTGCCGCTGAAATAAGGTCAGTCGTTGGAATCTCTGTTCCATAGGTGCAATCGAAACCATACACGGAATTGTTCAAATAATCTGCAATACAAAGGGCTGGATTTTCCGAGTATCCATAGGTAGAGGTACGTGGATCAAAGATAGTGTTCTTGCCATGAACCAGAAATGAAATATTGGGCAAGCCATTGGCAAAGATCGAATCATTGTAATGAAATTTCAAATAGACAGCCGTGCGACCATATAGCATATGCTCTGATGTCCACAAGCCGCTGGAATCGTTGAGCAAGCCGGGGAACGTGCTCGTGTGGTTGCCTAGTACCGTTTCCATGTGGATTTTGTCCGCGTAATCTGGAAACAGCGTCTTGGCATAGCCCCCGGATGTGGTTTTATCATCTCCACCACAGATGTAGCTGAAGCCCATATTGTCAGAGTCAGCCGTTATCTGGAAGGTTCCGTTAAACGTAGTGTCAGAGACGTTCGCAATTTGTAGCTGTTGACCGTCATACATCTCTGTCATGGCCGAAGAGAGCGTAACGTAGACTACGCCATTATCACGTTTGATCGTTGAAATATTAATCTGTTGTTGGGTCGGTGTGTAGCTATTTCCATTACCGTCCAGCAAAACTATCTGATCATCGAGCAAAAGATGATCTACAGATTTGCACTGGTGACAAGCGAGGACGAAAACCATGTATAGGTATTTGTCATCATCGCCGTTTTCCTCAAGGTAGACAATGGTACCGCCCACTTTGGCGCGTCCATAAATCACATCCCAAGGTTTGATAGGATTACGGCTTGCCGCACTGATTCCTGCTGAGGGATTGCCCTCTAGTAAGGTGCCAAGGCCGCTCATAGCCATGGCACTGCCCGTACCAATCAAAAATGATGATAATTGTGGTGTTAATGCGATTCCGATTTCTGGCGCGAGAAAGTCAAAGGCGATAAGCCCGGCCCCGATTCCGATTTCTGCTATAGCTTTACTCATACTTTATATGCCTTAATTCTTTTGTAAGTATCACTAATATTTATCCATCCATTATCTGATGGCGATATAATTCGGCCATCTAATCCAATTATGCCGAGCGAATATATATTATGCTGCAAAAGTACAATATCACCTCGTTGGGCTTGCGATATTGGTATCTCTACTAATCCATATTCTTTTGTGACAATTGCCAGTAAATCTTTAAGACTTCTTGCATCTTTCTTGATAAGTTTCACCGCCTCAATTTTTGACGAGTACTTTCCTCGAAATTTTTCAGCTATATCTATACCTGTCATGGAAAATACTGCGCCAGCGACAAACAGACAGCAATCATGCTTGCCATAGGCAAAGGGTCGATTCCTCGCAGCTATGAGGTATCGGCTTAGTCGTGTTTCCCAATCGTGGTATCGCATTATAGATTATTCTTTGAATTTGGAGAACGTCCCCAATATATAGTCACTTGTTGAATCGAGTTCACATACTCTAAACCACGGTCGCCGGGGTAATCTATTTGCTGATCTTCATTGGTATAACGCCTTTGAATAGAGTTATTCATCATCAACAATTTGTTTTCACATGCAATGGAAATGGAACAAGTATCCTTTGAAACATCAATCGTTGGCTGGTCGGTTCTTCCAGAAAATGCGCATACAGGACTATCGATCAGACTCCCACTGTCATCAAACAATCCCATATAGATAATTACTGGCAAACCAATCTGGAAATCATTCAGCGTGCTAGAAAGTAGATTCTTATTGATTCCAGACAGTGTGAGAGTCACACCACGAGCCTCAACATTTGATCCTTCTTCGATTCCAGATAAATTGCCAAATGCTCCAAGTCCAATCCATGTGTAACCATTCCATGTGATTGACTGATAACCAGTCCATACATATACAGGACCAGATGTAAAAGTTAACTTGCAGAAAAAGGCAGGTCTAATAATAGGTCGAGCTAAAGCTGTTGCAAAATCATTTGTACAGTCACGCATAATTTAAATAGCCTCTCTAATTTGGAACATCATGCCATACCATTGTGTTTCTGTAATTGACCACTGGCGCTTATTACTCGATAGTCTGAACAGACCTTTTGGATTGTTCAGAATAATGGAGTCGCCATCTGAAGGGGATTCTCTAAGCTGAGGCCATATATTGAAAGTCGCATCACCGTTTGCATCTGCGCTCACGGTATCCAAACATTTATAAAGTCTGTATCCAATTTGTAGCCAATCGCCCGGGAGCAGAACGTTCTCTGCACTGGCCGTCCATCCCTTTGTAGCAAGCTGGTAGCCTGTCTGGCTTGCTCCATTCACCACTGGTGTTCCTGTGCCTGATCCCATCGGGATACTGGCAATAGGTGCGGGAAGTTGGAACATGTTGAGCTGCCCGCGCATCTGTAGCAGCCAAGCAATCCATACTTGGGCCTGTGCGTGTGTCATCGGTGGCATCGTAACGGTTGCCTCAAGCCAAGAAACACCCCAATCTTGTGCCTGTTGATAAGCTGAAAATTCCCCTGTCGATGTTGCCACCAAATCATTAGCCGTAAATTCTATAGACCTCGGACCGGGACTTGATGGCATATCGTATATGTTGTAATCATTAAATGTTCCGATAATACTCATGCCTATATTTATCGCTGAACTGTTCTTGCATTTTGATCGCGGCCAGCTTGCAATGAAGTGGAGACAGCCGAATTATGGCTTGCCAATATAGCCGTTCTGACTCTTGACTCTACTAATGCAGGGTCAGTTCCGCGTGCATCAATATTGTAAGTATGGGTCGTATTTCCACCAATATTATTGAGTTGGTTGTTAGGTATAACACTGCCTGACATACCGGGCACTAACAGTTCCGGTCCACGCTCACCAACAATATAGGGAGTGTTTCCAGCCACTGGTCCACCTAATGCACGGAAGCCGCCAAACAAACTTCCAGACCCGAAGAGTTTACCGCCAAACATCCCACCTAATTTATCACTATCGTTCAATGCTCCAAACAATCCACCCAACAATGATGACGCGCCGCCCATAATGGATTTTGCCGTACCGCCGCCCGATGATGATTTAGACAATAGGCTAGAGGTCGCACCGCCGATACCCGTCAGCATTGCGCCACTATCATTCTTGCCGTCTACAGTTCCGCTCAATGCTGACGGTAAATTTGTTGCCTCAACGAATAAAGGCATTGATTTAGACTCACCACGCTTTGACTGTACGCCAAATAATGCGCCCTCAGCTTTTTGCAGTCCAGTTTTCGCCAATGATCGACTACTTTGTGCAAGAGTGTTTCTCCAATTCCCTTTACCAGTTATTAATTGATTTACTATCGAATTATTGACACCATCTATTAACTGTTTTGCAGTCTCGGCAATCTTTTGCATGCTATCTTGGCCATTTTGAGAAATTGACGCAAAAACATCGGTTATTGTTCCCTTGACGGTATATGCTGCGTCTGCCATTTGATATTCGAGTTCTGCAAGTTTATTTGCTGCATCCAATGCACCAATCTGATTCTGAATTTCTACTATCTTGGCTTGTTCGGCTGGCGTATCAGTAAAAAAATTAATACGACTTTTTATAGAATTTAGTTCAGATTCAAGAGCCTTACGCTCGGCCATGTAACCAGCATTGCTATTTGACTGAATTCCACGCGCATAATCTCTATTGGCAATTCTCCCTCTTGCAAGATCATTTTTAAGCAACGCAGATGATAATGCCAACTCTTGTTTTGTATTGGCAATTCTCTCTTGCGCTATTGCCTTATCATAAACATCGGAATTTTCTTCAATTTTAAAACCTTGCTTTGGTTCTTGTCCCTCTAGCCCTGAGATAGTCTTTTGGATGGTGTTCATCTCTTTGATTTTTACTTGCAAAGCAGCATGGAACTTATTGGCAGATTCATTGATTTTTGCATCAATCTTTTCAATGCTATCTTTTGCCCATTGATGAGTTGCCAATATATTTTCCCAATATTTCAAATCATACGATGCATCTAAAGTGTAGAGATTATGTTTTTCGGCAAGGCTATTTGTTAAAACCGTTATCTCTTTTTCTTCTGCTTCTTTTCTCTTGGAGGCTGCTGCTTTGGATTGTTCATCCTCAAGTTTTCTATCTTTATCGTGATCAAGTCTGCCGGTATTGTTTAAAATATCCTGTGTTAACTTTGTCGTGGTGGCATTGCTCCCAAACATATCGATAATGCTGGCCATTGATTCGCGGTAATTATTTCCGTTGACATGCACACCTGTACGCGTCATATTGTTTTGGTCAACGTCACTATTAAATGATGCAAGAGAGTTTTTAGCAGCATTGGAATACCAATTTGATTTACCGATTATTGCTGCGCTCTCTTGGGACCGTAATGCATCAACATCTTTTTGATTTGTTGCATGAGAAATCTTATCCTCGTACTCTTCTTTTATTTTACGAATATCCGCTTGATAATTATGCAGATAATCTCTTGCTTCATTGTTATCAATGGTATTGCCCAAAGTCTGCATGATGTGACCGGATTGCATTGTCTGCAATAATGTAGACTCTTCGGTTATGTTTTTCTGTAATGTTTTTGATAGATTTTGTGATGATTCTATGGCCTCATCCAATGATAGTTTTAGACCGTTGAATGGCTTGTGCTCGATCATTGCAATCTGTTTTTCTAACTTGTCATTTGTAACAGATAATGTTGCATTTGATTCGTGCCAGCCGTCTGATAATTCTTCGGCCTTTTCTCTTGCCTTTTGTGCAGCCTCTTCCGCTTTTTTAAAATGCTCGACAATCTTTTCGCCAGTTTCATAGGCTATCTGCGCAAAGGCAACCACAGCGATAACGTTAAATGCGCTTGAAATGGCCGAGGATACTCCCGGTAATTTCGCCAACACGCCCTGTAATGCACGCGGGATTTTCACGCCTATTTCTTCGCTGACCAAATGGATGCCATGTTTGGCTTCCGTCATTTCGGATGCCATAGTTCGGCGAAAACTCTTCGTTGCACTTTCCGAATCTTTTAGCGCTGCGCGAAACTTCGCTGTATCTGCTTGAAGTTGGACGTAAATTTCGGCGACTTTTGCGTTAGATGCTGCTGCCATTTAGATGTACCTCTATAGTTTTATTTATTGACAATAAGAGCGCGGATTAATTCTCCGCGCTCTTGAATCCTGAAAACATTGCCAAAATATGATTTTTAGTTTCTGTTACAGAATATTGTTTCTGTTTCTCTTTTTTGCCAACTTGCGATGGCATAAAGTCTGATGGTGAACATGGTTTTTCAGGATGAGCCATTGAAAAGTTAACAATCGTACTTGCAATGATTCCGGCATATAGTTCCTGCCGTTCTATTGATGATTCCCATCGTTTAATCAGTGCGTGAAACATCCTTGGCGTGAGTTTCCCAAATTGTTCATCAGATAATTGCAAATCGTACCGAGCAATGGACCAGAGATTAAGCCAATATTGATCGGCTGTTACTTCTGGTCCTTCGGAAAACTTTCTTCTTCCTCGTTTTCTATAACTGAATCAGACCATGCTTCGAGAACGGTATTCCAAACTTCGACCAATGTTTTCGATGTAACAAGTGGACGTACATCATCGATTGTTAAATCATGGTGGTTAGCATGGGCACAAGCAAAAAACATGTTTCGCACTTCACTAACTTTTGGAGTTGTTACCATACGTTGACTGATGCCGGTTACAAGTGGGACATTTAATAGGTCTTCCGCTTCAGCAATTGCATCAAAATCCCATGTTAGTTTATATGTTATATCTTGTAATGTAATCTTACGTTCTGGTCTAACTTTGTTACTCATAAATTTTTTCTCCTGATTTTGTTAATTATTTTTATGCGCCAGCGGTAACGGTAAAGTCGCTGTTGACTTGTATTTCGGTTTCAAAACTCATTGCCTTACCGTCAGACGCAATACTGGTGGGAACGGGTTGAGAAAGAAGGAATCCAGAAAATGTAAATGTATCGCCGACATTGGCTTGTGATTGTTCATAATTTACAGGTAGAGCAATTTTAAAATCACAGGTTGCAGCGTTACCAAAAGCGTTTTGCAAGGCTTTCTGTCCAGCGTCTGAACCGCTCGTGTAAAGAGCCTCTATTTTTACGCTGGCAGGGGAAAGACTTGATAAATGCAATTCTTTACGAACGATATTGTTACTTTTTGTGGTTGCTGATCCTGCCATGTATGGTGAGGAGAGATTGGTAACATCCTCAGTATCATATTTTGCTGCGGTAACGGCACAAGATTTAACCTCACCGATTGTGACATAAGTATTGCTGCCAGTTGGGTAGGCAACAGAAAAAACTGTACCAGCCGCATATAAAGCACTGGATGTATTGTAACTTGACATATTTTTTAACCTCGTATCTAGATGTAGGTGATGGAGAAATGTAAGGATGATTTATACAAAATAATGTCACCCGAAACATTACCATCAACTTTATTTATTAATTCTGCAAATTGGATTCGAGTGCCGCCAGATAGTTCGCCATAATATCCGTTGAACATCGTTTCAATAGCGTTTTCTATGACAATCAAATTTTTATATGACTGGCTGAAAACATTCAGCACAAGACGAATAGTAGAGGCAGAAGAAACGCTGGAAATGGTTTTGTCAGTATTTTGCTGTGATGCAATCTGATACGTGATACATGGAAAATTGTCCAAATCGTCTGGCGCAACCACGGCATATATTTTAGGCACTGATGTATTGGTGTGCAGATATGTTATAAGTTCATCTATAATCATTTTCCCTCGTTTAACTTTTCACGCAACTTTTCAATAAATGCTTGTAATGCTGGCTCCGCACCACTATCAAAACCAGCCTCCATAAAATGTTTGCCCGGTATATCTTTAATCTGTTTACGCCAACGTTTTTTCCCATGCGTAGTAAGAGTCCATCCATTATTGATCCATCGCGCAACATGCCCTGCAATCTCAGTCGGGCCCACATGTACAGATTGCTTGCTCGGATTAACATCGACCTGTATATCTTCGCGAAGGATACCGGGTGGCAGAGCATTAGAGTCTGGTGTGGGCATCTCTTGAGCCATTGGTGTAACTGTGCGAATAGCATCCTGCATCACTTCGCCTGATGCTTGTAATGCTGCTGTTAGATTCTCTTTCGCAACTTTTTCTGGCAATTGTGCTAATAAATCATCTAACTCGTGTGTGTCTATTTCAAAGCTAAAATCGTCTGCCATTATTTTGAATCCTCATCTACCGATTCGCAGAAAATCTTTAACACACGATTTCTTTGCATCACATTGTCCAATGCGGCAATACGCCAAGTATTATTCGAGAATACAACTCTATAACCCGGCTCGATTGTTATCGAATTATTTGGATAACGAATCGTCAAAACATGCGTGGATTGACTCGATATGACATCGTTAACCGATTCGCGATAGGCTGCGCCAGTTGTGCTCTCGATTAGCGCCCGAGTAGTTAAAATATTGGTGTAGGTAACAGTTGTCTGGTCACCAAACCCATCTAACGTTGTCGCTGGTGATTGTATTGTTATCTTAGAGCGCAGTTGTGATGGATCAATATATAGTCCTGTGTTTACAGATGCCATAATCTATAACTCTCCCAAATAGTTGCAATCAAAAACGTATGGATCAAGTAAACTTTCAACTCCAAACTGCAAAGATTTAGTTCCAAGTGGACTAGATGCTTCACGGTTGGCATACCAATTTGATGCAAGTAATAAGATAGCTTGCTCAATTGCTGCGGGTACGGTTGCAAAACATTTTGTTGTAAAGTCAATTTGCACACTACCCGGCATGTATGTGGTTGCAGTCGGCCATGAGCAATTGTATGCAGGGCAGACTATGGCAGGTTCGCTAGTCGTTTGGGCATTATATGTTGATGGATCAACAGTAAACTGCGTACCACCACAATCAATATAAATTATAGACGTAATGGCACTGGCAGGTATCGGAAGGATAAAAGATAATCGACGCCAATATTTTGTAGACAAATAATATCGCTCACTTGCCTGTATAGTCCCACCCCAATAACCCAAGGGAAAACCATCATAATAAGCAGTTGCTGAACGATTGGTCAATGATCGATGGCAATAATTTTCTACCCAATTTTGTGCAGCAAGAAGATATGACGACAATAACAAGTCATCATCTGTAAAATCGGAATCTATGGTAAGCTGTAGTTTTAGCTGATCTAGAGAAACAATTAAATTTGTGCTGTCTACATCATTATATTGGTAGGATATTCGGGCCATTGGTGTACCTCTAGTTTTATTTATGCAATAAAAATCCGCGCCAGATTCGACGCGGACAATCATCAGGAGAAAATTGTTATATGCTACTTGCCAACCAATCCAACGATTGCTGATGGATTGACTGTGGCTCCACCGATACGGCCAAAAGCAACCACACCGTATGCATTTTGATCGGCGTAACGCTCTTGCAGGATAGTCAATGCATATGGTTGACCGGCAGTATTAAGGACTCTGCGGAAAGTATATGCAGCGTTATGATCGCCAAAGGTAGCAAAAGTGGTGCCAGTGGCTTGTGAGCTATAGTCGTAGGCCAAACGGACAGGGAAGCCAAGAATGATGCCAACAACTGCGGCATCATAGGTGCCGGTCTGTAATCCACCCATGAACGGAATGAATAATGGTCTGCCGTTACTATCTACAAGACTTTCTACGGCTGCAAATGTAGACTGGTTAAACATATAGGATGCATTGAGCATGTATGCTGGATCAAGATTAGCTTTGAGATTAACCAAATCCTTGTAGCTGACAGATGCATTAGAGGTGCTTGTAACGCTATTACCAACACTGGCGGTAATAGCTGATACTGCACTGCCATTGCCCTGTGCAATTACTTTATTAGTCGAGCGCATATAGCGTTGGTCAACGGCATCTTGAGTCCATGCTACAAGATCAAAATTTACATCATTGACTAATTCCTTATCTAGTAAGATTGGTTGAATTTTATATTGATCAACGGAGATAGTAACGGATGAGATTGCAGGATCGGCGGTATTGCTGGTTGTGCTTTGTAAAACAAAACCGTTTGTACGATCATCCAATACAGGTACGCGGACGGGTGCGCCGGAAATGGTGTCAAGATGGTTAACTTGATCATATAAATAACCGTATCCCTTTTTTACGGTTACAGGTTGTGATACATCGGTTGGGAGAAAGATGCCACCATCGGCTGCAATAGTAATATCGCGGGTTTCTGAAGCCTGACCACGGCTCTTAATGTAATTGCGCAATTCTCGATTAGCATTTTCGCGGACTTCATCCTTTGAGCGATTTTCACCAACTGCACCACGTTTAATTGGCTCTGCGGCAAATTCTTTCTCAATATTTTCAAGGTTGCGAATCTGAGTCTTGATAGCCTCAGCATCATTAATCATTGCTTCGGCTTTTGCACGGTCTTCTGTGGTTAAGGTTTTATCGGCGGTTAAAATTGAGCGGGCATCACTGAGTAGTTTTGCTCTATTTTCTTGTAATTCATTGATACTTGACATATTTTATAAATTCCTCGTGAAACAATATTGTTTTTTAGGAGCGATTACCGCTCACAAATCTATTTAGTTAATCTTCATATGCGTCTAACAACTTGATCCAAAGACTTCTTTTATCGTTGCTATCAATTTCTAAATCGTATTGGTTAGCTAGACAGTTTTCATCGGTACAGTCAGGGTCGGAACAGTCGGCGCAATTATTGTCATGACATTCTGGGCAACCGCATTGACAGCCATTGTCGTTAGGTTCCGCATCATCTGTTGATGCATTTTCTATATCGTCGTCAGAATTATCATCACGTTTTGAAATTTTGGCGCGTAACTCTTTAGGGCATGATTTAATAAGTGATCTTGATACAACGCTTGAATCTGGATATGCGGGAAAAGAACAGGCAGAAATTTCAAGCAACGTTACATCTAACAATGTGCGCAGCAAAGTTCCATCTGGCATTTCCTGCCAATCACAATCATTGCAGACAAATCCAAAACTATTACCGGACAAATCTCCGCGCTGAATTGCTTTGTAAAGACTGTCGGCCTCTGCGGTATCTGGTAAGGTGCAAGAAAAATGTAAACCATCTGGCTGCTTATCTAGTGTGAGAGTTCCAGCGATAGTGCGGCCAAACAGTAAAGATGGCTTATGGTCACGTAAAAATAGCACATCGGCATTAGGCATTAACGCCGAGTCAAAAGCTGATGGAGAAATTGCCTCTACAAAACCGCCAAGGTCTTCAGAATTTACGTTGAAAACAATGACACCTGTTATAACTTTTTCGCCGTTATCGTTTTGTTGTGCGCGAAATTCTGACTTGTTAAGTGATCTATATTCCTGCTTCATTATCTTTTTGAGCCCTCACTATTTTTATTTATGTTTTGCTGATCCATATTCCCTGCATATGATTGGTCTAAAAGTTTTTCGGCGTTCATGTAATTTGCTGGCACTGATAACAAATCGCACTCTGGTTTGTTAATTCGCTGCATCCCCATTGCGGTACGTACATCATTGATGCTTGCAACTCCCATTTGACGGGCAAGATTCCAATTTGTCCATTGGGTAGATGTATCGGCACGTAATAATTGGCTCACATCAAACTTTACAAAATATTTGTTAGCCTTGCGCCCAACGGTCGGCAAAAGTTTAACCATGATTTCGGCTTCAAGATTGGCCAATAATGGATGTAATGTATTCGTCAAAAACTCAAGATTTAATTGTGTGGCATTGGTTCCTGAAAGTTTTTCGTCAAGTCCAAGTTTATAAGGTGATAACTTATAGAGTCCGGCAATTTCTTGGATAGACATTTTGCGAGACTCTAAAAACTGCGCCTGATCCGGGGTGACCCCTATGGACTTGTAATCCCAATCGCCTGATAAAACTAAGGTCTTATGCTGATTGATACCGGCAACGCTTGCCTGTATATCCTCTTTTGCAGACTGGATTTTTTCGGGTTTGGTGTTAACTGATCCCGGCTTGAGCATTAAAACGCCTGATGGGGTTGCGCCATTACTAAAAAATCTTGAGCTATATTTTGTTTGAGCGGCTGCTAGTCCAAGCTGATTTCTTGCAACATCAATAGGACTAATACCAACCAATCCATCAAGACTAAACAGACGAAAATGCAAAACGTCACCCATTGGAATATAACGTTCCGAGCCATTATCAACACCATCAGATGTTTTAACCCATAGTTTGCCATCATCACGGCGCACCACAGTAGTTTTAAGCGGTGACAACGGCCAGATACCAACCACTTGCCCAACACCATTACGTTGTATTTGGCTATATGCATTGCCAGATAGCAGCAACGATGCAATCATACTCTCGATCCAGTTATAGGCAGACATTTCTGGATTAGGCGAAATAGCTAACAAATCATACAGATCATTGCCGACTGCTTTAACGGCACCTGACGATGTACGCTCATGCAACTCTAAGGGCAATGATGCGATGGACTCCGATATGCATCGGATACACGCATAGACCGTTGACACTTGTCGCATGGCATTATGTTGGCCAATCGCTTCACCTGATGGTGTAATGTTCATCCCATCGCCAAATAAACTTATAAATCCGCTCGACAAAGGTACGGCGGCATTTTCAAGTGATCGTTTTTCACCGCGAAATATATGTGTAATGTTATCTATAATGCTCATACACTTATTTATGATTGTTAAATCGCGAAACAGAAAAACTCTTGCTCTTCTTCTGGTGGTATATATCGCATTTGTACGGTTAATGCCATAATTGCAGCAATAATGCCATCAATCTTTTTTCGGTGACCTTTATCGGTTTGCGGTTTGATGTTGCCGTTATTATCGCTATATATAACTACATTTTCTGCCATCCATCGCGTTAATGATCCACTATTATGGGCCATTGTTTTAGCGAGTATTTGCGCATCAAACTCTTTGGATGGATTGCTTATATTTTGCATTTTTTGCGATACATCGATCACAACAAAATCCTGTAGATCATTGGCAAAATCGGATAACCCCCATGGGTCTTGACCAATTGCAACGATGTTATACTGCTCAGATAATGCTCGTATATCGTCTAACAATCGTTGCTGATCGGTAACAACACCGTCTGTAACGATTAGCTCACCAGATTTTTGCCATTGCTTCCAGCGATTATCACCCAACTGCGTCAATTGATCGACCTTATTTTTTGGTAAATAGTGTTTCCAAAAATATCTGTATGGTTCGCCCTCATCTTTGGGAGGTATCAAAATACAGATGGACGTAAGGTCAGCTTTTTGGGCATAATCGATGCCGAGAAAAATATCACGTCCATAAAAATCAGATAATTGCATATCTGCTTTTTTACAGGCATCCCATTTTACAAGGTCAAGCCATGATGAGTTATTTTGTTGCCATAGACAACATCGCTTGATTAAAAAATTGGTTAGATCGCTGGTTGAGGCTTTAGCTGTTATAGATGCTGCCTCAAGGTCAGCCATAATAGACGGCATATATGGTAAGTTAGGATTGGCCTTGATCCAATTTTTAGAGTCAAGATAATCATCGTTTTTGTCTAGTGCAGCAATAAAGCAAAACCATCCATCGTTATCCAATTGGCCGTTTAAAATCTTTTCGGCCATCTGATGTTTTTGATAACCAATGCCTGATAAATTGGTTCCGGCGGTGGTAATGGTCAAAATCAATGGTTGCTTACGTGCGCCAGTCGATGAGTCCAAAAGCTCCCATACATCGGCGGTAGGATGGGCATGTAACTCATCTACCAATCCACATGATGTAGACAGTCCATCTAATGATTTGCTATCAGATGCAAGCGGGACAAATTTACTATTTGTGGATGGGCATGTGATTTGATCACGATATATGCGACACATTTTATACAGCAATGTAGACTTGCGTATCATGCGGCAAGCCTCGTCCCATACAATCTTTGCCTGATCGCGTTTAGTGGCTGCGCTGTATACTTCGGCTGCTTCCTCGCCGTCGAATAAAAGCATTATCAAACCTATTGCAGCCATCAAAGTTGACTTGCCATTTTTACGGGCAACCTCTATATATGCACGTCTATATCTGCGAGTATGGTTATCTTTTCTGAGCCAACCGAAAATAGATGCAATGATAAATTGTTGCCAAGGATTAAGTACAAACTCCTGCCCTGCCACCTCACCTTTGGTTAGGCGAAACAGTTTAAAAAGATTTATTGCGGCATTGGCTTTAGCGGTCGAGAAATAGTATGGGCAATCGTCTCGTGACGATTTTTTAAGGTCATCAATATGGCGCTGAACAGCAAGGCGCGTAAGATCACCAACAATGACGCGACCTTGTATTACATCGTCAATATACGATTGATAACTCTTATTGTGCGTTGCGGAAATCATCTACTATCTTTTGCAATATATCCATATCATTATCTTTTGCATCGTTAAGCGATCCTCTGGCAGATGGTGACATACCAAACTGTGCAAGGATATGGTCAAGATCACGCCCAGCCTCAGCCATTGCGTGTAGTGCTGGATTGCTCTTTACCGCCTGTCCAATTTCTAACAATGCTCCGTACTTGTCGCGTGCATCCTTTGCCAATAAATAGGTGTACATTGTGGCGCAGTATCGTCCAAGCAACTCTCCATCATGGCGAGTAAGATGGCCCGCATCTTCAATCTTGGGTATGATGTAATCCCAAATTCGTTTTTCGGCGGCGTTGAGCCAATATGGTATATCGGGACGCTCTACAATCTCATTTTGTGGTTTGGTGATCATACCTATATTTAGGGCAAAAAAACATAACATTCGACGATATTGCAAATGAGAGCCGGTATATGGTCGTGTGGGGGTGGTCTTCTGGCAATATCGATAGGGCCACCCTTTCACGTCGCATTACTTTTTAATATGACGGTATGGGAATTGATATACAGTATCGCCAACTGGCAAAGATATAGTCATTGATTCCCAATGTTTATCACGTTCAAAGAGGACTGCGCCGCCAGAATAATTATTTGGCTGTATCGTATTTTCTCGTAGTTCTTCGTTCATGAGTTTATCAGAGTCATTATTAAACTGTGCGTTTCGCTCCTGTATCATCGCGTTTGTACGGGCTTGTGCTGCATAGTCTGGCGTTGTGGTGGTAGAAGTTGAAACACCATTATAAGTACCATATGCACTCGTACCGTTTGAGCTATAGGCGTTGACACTGCCAATGCTGTTTGTCGTAGTGGTAGAAGTTGTGGTTGCCAGTCCTGCTCCCATCGCAGCAAATGCATTAGACCATGCAAGACGGCGCTGTGATGATTTAACAACCTTTTGCATGCTTATGCGCTTTAATGTCTTTACTTTTGGATGATCTACATTAATGACAAAATCATTTGGCAATACATCAACGTTTTTAGATGTACTGTTGAACACATCGACTTCGGCGCGAAAATATTTTCCAGTATCGGACATGCTTAGAGTAATGGTTATACCATTGTTCTTTAAGATTTTGGTCTTCGCTCCATTCCGATATTGCTGCTCACAGTTTGTTTCGTCGCAGACTACAATATGCTGCTGTGCATGTACAAATATTGCTGACACACAAAACAGCCAAATGGCGATAGACTTTCGCATGGTTCCCCCATAAATTATTTGCTGACGTTGGCAACAATATAACACACTGATGGGAGCCTCTAGGTAATCATCGATAGTAACAGTTACTCATTATTTGCTGTGCGTACACTATGACAACGATGACACAAGCATAATAGATTATCGTCGTCGTACTTTAGCTCCGGGTGCAACGCAAGTTTTTGGATATGATGTATTTCTGTTGCCACGGTTACAATGCCCTTTGCAGCACAATCGGCACATAATGGATGCTCTCTCAAATATGATTCTCGAAACTGTCTCCATCGATAATCATAACCTCTTGCGTTACTATTTCCACGATTATCATCAGCAATCTTAGAGGGCGACTGTTGCAAATGTTTACTACAATAGCCTCCCTCGGACAGTAGTTTGCTACAGGTTGGGTAATTACAAAACTGCATTACACTTCTCTATGAGGCTTCGGACCGGGCTTGAATTCTCCACGCAAATATTCCGGGTATTTTAGACTAATCTCCCGATAGTATTCCCCAACTTTCTGCGAGCTTTCAACGCGCTTTTTACGCTCTGTCTCGGGACGTAACCCGTTATCTGTATATGGTAGATCAATATATTTTTTTGACATTGTTGTTTTCTCCTGATGTATCTATATCTATTTATACAAACGACGCAAAAATGGCCTTTTAACGTCTAAGCACAAAAAATCCCCGGCCAAAGGAGATAATGGCCGGGGAACATAGTAGGATATTAATGGTATTGACTGACACCATCATTGTTATTTAGCTTTTAACTTTGCCTCTTTTTCTTCGGCCTCTTTGAGGTAATCACTAAACTGTTTCGGCACAATTATCTTGCCATCAACAATATCGATAAACTTTCGCATATCATTAACAACTTGACTCGTGCGATCTAACGGGTGCAAAATGTACTCTACTTTGTTTGATGGGTTTTGTTTGATTCCCCACCAAGACATAACTCCTACAGATGACACACTTACCATTACCGAGCTAGTGTTGATTGCATCACCTGACAAAACACATATCCCGTGATGGGTTGGCATAATGATTAATCCTCCAAAAATGATTTCGTGCTGCACTAATATAATCGGCACAAAACAATCAGCAATCGCATATGTGTTAATATGATTCACGCAGGTAATGAGCTAAGTCTATACTTAGCCCTATCAATGTGCATTTTATATAACGAAATCCCTTTATCCTGACATATCGAATGAACCATATTTTCAGATTCAAAACTTATTTTTGACCCCAAATATATAGCACTGGGAGTATCACACAACACATAGTCTTCTTTGCTATTAATTGGCTTATTGACAATAAAGCGCCACTCTTCTTCATATGCCCACATGTAATACTTGAACAGGCTCGGGAGTACATATAAAACATATAATTCTCTATCAACATTAGGAATTTTTCCCACACATTGATCAAACATAGACGATGCAGAATTTTGATATTCTCGTCTTAATACTACCTTATCGGAATACAGCACTGGATATATCCATGAACGAACAAATCTCATGCCTTCCTTACTGAGGTCATATTCCACACATATTCCTTTATGACTATCTGCATAATGGGACCACATAAGCATTGAATCATTTACCGCACTAAAGCAACTCACATAGATGTTATTACTTCGCAACGTGTTATATCTATTCAGCACATCTTCTTCTGAATTTATAATTTTTAGCGCATTTTCTTTAGCCTTTAAATCTGTTTCTTTATTCATAATAAGTTGCACAAAGCGTTCCCACCCACCTGTAAACTCATTATTGAGGATTTCTTCCATATCGTATCCCATCAAGCTATCGTATGGGTCATTAAAATTGCTAGGGCTACTACAATGAAGAAAATTCATTTTAATTGACGACAATCTAGGCACATCTACCGGCATATACTTATACAGCTTTCGCGGTATGTTTTTATCTATTATATCTATCGACATCCTCAAATGTTCCAGTGTCGGTTCAGATAGTAACTTCGCTAACTCTTTACGCCATTCCTGATCAGACAAGGTATTACCTCCAAATGTTTTTGGTGATCAATGATTATCTGTATCGTTTCCAGAGGTTGGCAACTCTGATATTGGCGGCTGTATTTTTTGAGTAATGTACTCCGATGCCGTCATATTGACGATGTTTGCTGTTATTTCTTTGCAAAAAAATACTTGATAATTTCCCATGCTATCCAACAGAGCTTTAACGCCTACATATTCTGTCATCTTACGCATGCCATCGGATTTCATACACTAATGATACATTATGTACATAGATGCATTCCTTCATGCACTACTTAACTTCTTTATTTACAGCATATTACGTCAATAATGTATGAAGTGTATGAAGAAATGGCCATCTTGCTCTCAGAAAGTAATTTTTGTTTTTTATTTTTTTGGAGAAATTATTAAAATTACATACACTTCATACACTAATTGACTTAAACTGCTGATTTTAAATGATATATGTAATGTATGAAGCAAAATAAGTTCATACATTTTCATACACTTCATACATATTCATACACAAAATCTTTACTGACTTATTGAATTGTTATTTTTTTGCTGGCATGATGTACATATCAAGCCGTTAAGTGCCATGTTTTTTCGCATTGTGCTAAATACATATGTAAGGGTGAAGTCCAGATCATCTAGCAATCATACCAACACAAGATTTTAAGTTGGCCCGATTGAGCCTTATCAATCACAAACATGATTGCTCAAACCCTCAACTATCTGGACAATGGTTGGGGGTACATTATTTTAGGAGTAGTTATGTTATCAATTAAAGGATCAGTATCATATATTATCGGCAAGCATGATTTAGATAAATCACACAATGGATGGATTAATACAGAATTGCCTCTCGAAGATTGGTATGCAATTTCATCCGAATATGGTCATGCAATTTGTGCAGAATTAAAAGATGGGCATCGTGCCAATGCCAACGTGTTGTCCCGTCAATTGTTTTACTTGGATATTGATGATGCACATGTAACATTACAGGAATCTCTCTCAGATGATTTTGTAAAGGCTCGTGCAGCATATATCTATACTACTTGCAACTATAAGGAAGCTGGTCCACAAAAGCATCGTATCGCATACGCTATAGCCGAGCCTCTAAACGATCATGATGACATACGCAATCTAACGTATGCCCTCATCTATGCTCGCGAATATCCTTACTTGGACAATCCGATATATGATGCAACTCACAAGCGAAAAACCCGTTGTGATGCTGCATGCATTGATCCATCCAGATTGTATACTGGCAATCCAACACCTGCTCATCGATATTATTTTGGCAATGTCATATCTATGGATGAGGTACACATATTAATTGACGAGTACGCCGCCAAAGGCAAGGAGTTAATACATGGACGTCCAGCACAATCACATATAACCATACCTGCATCACGTACAATGCAGGATGACGATAAACAATCATTGTTAGAATCATTGATGACATCATGCACCATACTTGTACCATCTGATAGTTACCGCACTATCCATAAAATTGCCAATGCCATGTTAAATATCGGCTATATGCCATACGATGTTGATTGTGTTGTGCGTCATATCGGTCAATGCCGTGCTGACATCAATAAACTAATTATCAATTTTGCTGACCGTCAGAATGATCATAATAGTCACTGGTCAGGTAACAAAGTTGGATATACAACCATTAAACAATTTTTGCAATCATGCGGACACCCCGATTATATAACTGGCAAAACCCCAATGCCGAGTTGGGTAATCCCAAAAATCCGTAAAATTATCATCTCTAATATGTCTGCACATGACACTTATCTGCAATTTTATGACTATTGCAATAAATACATTATGAATAACATTGGTCCAGCAATCGTCAGTATTTTTGCAGATAAGTATCCGGCAGAAAAACTACACATACAGCAACTAACCGATTTAATTAAATAGGAGCAAATCATAAAAATCATGTTTGACACGAATAAAGCATTATCAACTCTCAACAACGCAATTAACGAAACCTATACGGATAGCAGTATTATTAAAGGAGAAGTAACCCAATATCTATTAGATGCAAAGGTTAATCCAACCGCATTTTGCCCGACCTCATGGACTCTCTATATGGATAGAGCATATGGCACACCCTATCAAGATGACATGGCGCAATATTTGTTGCTGGTGTGGCCGCGTTTAAAATCAAAAGATATACATATGTATCTGCATAAGAAGGATGTATGTAAGGTATATGGCAATTATCCAGCAACTACCGCCGATTTTGTACATCTCTACACATCATCAAAAAATATTACCGCAAACTTTTCAACGATTTTGCAGGGTAAAACTAAAATGAGTATGACCGATCTAGAGCGCGATGCATACGAGCAAATCATAAATTTGAGAATGCACGACTATAAAATCATGCCATACACTGATAGATTGCTATCTAACTGCATCGGCAAATGGCACGACGATCAACAAGCATCGTGCCGGGCAACCTTGTTGGCATCTCTCACCGGCAAATGTAACGCAGACTTGGCAAACACCGAATGGCGCAAGTTTGTTGAAATTATTGACAAAAACCCCGCAGCACGCGAAAAAACTATTATCGTACTCAAGCATTGGATGTATAACTTTAAACGTGCAATGGCTGGTCATGTTGCAAAAAATCCAATTATGCCAGTGCTTACAGGACCGCAAAATAATGGTAAGTCATCGGCTGTATCCAAGATGCTTGCCAAGATCGACAAAGCAGAAGGAATGTGGGTTACTGACATTAAGCAATTGACCGACCCCAATGCATATTTACAATGCGCAAATATGCCAGTTGCTTTCCTCGATGAAATGGACAAGTTTGATAAGACTAGCGCAGCAACCACAAAAGCATTTTTGACTAAAAACAATGTGACGGCCCGTAAATTATTCACTCAATTTTTTGATACCAAGGCCAAATTAATTCAAATGATCGGCACTGCCAACGAGGAATTAAATTCAATTATTACGGACACCACTGGCACCCGTCGATTCTGGGAAATTCAGACACCATTTGACATGTGTAAAAAACTTGATTGGTGGGATAATATTGATTTCGATTTACTTTGGCAGTCTGTTGATATAGACGTTGACCCAATGGATCGTGACGCATATCTAGCAATATTCGACTATCAACAAGAATATCAACGCTGCAAGAGCTATGTTGAGGAATGGATCGACGCCGAAAATGTATCAGGCACTAAATTGATTTCAGAATGGTTTGTGGAATGGCAAGAATGGGCGAAAATCTACCAAATCAAACAGGCAACAAACACATTTAGATTTTTTGGAAAGACAATTCGTGCAGTACCGGGAATAACCTCTGGTCGCACAAGCAAAAGTACGACAATAACTATTCCTGATAAGTTATTATCACATAAAGTTTGCGATGATACTCTATCATCTAAACTAGCGGATTTAAGATGCAAGATTATGGACTAA